AAACTACAAGAGATAGATGCTCAAGCAGATATAGAAGAGGCAAAAGGTATATATAAACATGCGGAACAGTTAGCTAAGTCTAACCAATCTAAATTTATAGGGGCACTACAAGCCTCTGTTAGACCTGTAATTACCTACGCCTTCTTTATATTGTTTGCCTTTGTTAAAGGGGCATATGTATTTATAGCTGTACAAGGCGGTGAAGATTTGTTACCTGCGATACTTACAGCTTGGGATGATGAGACAATGGCACTATTTGCGGCTGTCATGGCGTTTTGGTTTGGTAATCGTGCAATCAGTAAGTGGAAGAAATAATGCCTACAAATTTTTCAAAAGCACCTGAAGGTCAAATATCTCCGTTATTTCCTTTTGCACCTATGATAATGTATGCAAAGATGCCTATGGATTTAGTAAGAAGAATGAATAAGTATGTTAACAAAACAATAAAGAATGAGGAAAAAGTTAAAAATCTAGACCATTCTAACAATCTTGTAGGTAAACTTAAACAAGAATTTTTAATTGAGTCTGATGAGTTAGAAAAACACTTACCTTTTTTTAATAATGTTGTAGGTAAATATTTAGATACAGATTTAAGTAGGTCATTTAAAAGTTTAGCAAAGGGAACAGGCTATGGTATAGATTACAAATCAGCATGGGTTGTAAGGCAATTTGCAGGTGAGTATAATCCTGCACACATACATACAGAATGTAGNATGTCTTGCGTAGGCTACCTAAGACTTCCAGAAAAAATAGAAGAAGAGTGGGAAGAAGATTATAAAGACCACTACCCTGCTAATGGTCACATAGAATTTTTACATGGATCATCTGGTAAGATGCACCAACACACTTTAATGGTAAAACCTTCTGTAGGAGATTTTTTTGTATTTCCTGCTGATCTTATACATATGGTATATCCTTTTAAAAGTGAAGGTGAGAGAAGATCATTTAGTATGAACATAGAAGTACACCAACAAAAGATGGACAAAGATGGTAACCCAATACAAATACCTAAAGCAAAAGAAGGACATGTTGCAGGCAATTTTGAACTTGCATAACTAAAATAAATACAATACAATACTCTAACCTTTTTAGGAGAAAACAATGGAGTCACAAATAATATCCCTACTTTTAAGTAGAGAAAACTTTGATAAGGCGAAAGCTCTTGTCACAAAAGATATGTTTGATAAGAAATACAAAACTATCTTTGACGCAGTAATGCACTACCATACTAAGTATGAAGGTGATCTATCAAAAGACAATCTTTTTATGGTTCACAAAAACCTATACCCTGCCATGCCTGACTCCACAAGAGAGTTAGTTGAAGAGGCTATCCAAGATATACCAGAAGATGTAGAAGGCGATCCTAACTTTGTAATGGATACACTTACTGAGTTTTGGCGTAGAGAGATGGCTAGAAAGGTAGGCGAAACAGCTATTGATATATGGAATGGCGACTCAGCTAACTTTGGTGATCTACGAATGATGATCGATCAAATTATAAATCAAGACTCAGCTACTGGTATCCTGTCTATGCAAAGGGAAGAGACAGATGTAGAAGAATTGTTCCAAGACTTTGAAGCAGACCCAGACTTTCCTTTTCCAATAACAACATTAGCAGACGAGATTGCAGGAACATACAGAGGTAACCTAGGTATTATTTTTGCTAGACCTGAAAGTGGTAAGTCATCTTTCTGTGCTTTCTTAGCTGCAGAAGCAATACGTAAGGGGCATAGGGTAGGTTACATTATGAATGAGGAGACAGCTAAACGGATGAAGTCCAGAGTATTAACTGCCTACTTTAATGTACACAAAGAAACCTACATGCAAGAGATAGAAAATATAAAAAGAGTATACAAAGAAGAGATAGAAGATAACCTTTACATTATGGATTCTGTAGGCTCTGATGTTACTGAGATAGATCAGTTTACAAAATTAAATAAAATTGATGTGTTGTTTATAGACCAGTTAGATAAGGTAAAAGTAAATGGCGAGTTTAGTAGAGGCGATGAAAGATTGAAAGAGCTTTATGTAAATGCAAGAGAGATAGCTAAAAGAAATGCCTGCATGGTATGGGCAGTATCTCAAGCAAGTTATGATGCACACAATCGTCAGTTCTTAGACTTTGCCATGTTAGATGGCTCTAAGACTGGCAAGGCAGGAGAAGCAGATATTATTATAGGCATAGGAAAAAATCCTGGTGAAGATGATGACACTCGATTCCTGTGCGTTTCAAAAAATAAAATTTCAGGGTGGCATGGTCACATTGTCTGTGAGATAGATAAACTTACAGGAAGGTATTACGAATGATTTTAACGTTAGATGTAGAAACAACTTTTATAAAAACAGGCAAGGGTTATGATCCTTCTCCTTACACCAGAGGCAACCAACTAGTATCTGTAGGTTTTAAAGAAGATGATAAACCTGTAGAGTATGTATGGTTTTATCACTCAAACAAAGAACCAACACCAGACAACATGAAGATAGTACAAGAAGCTTTAGATAGAGCAGACGTACTACTAGGTCACAACATAAAGTTTGACTTACAATGGCTGTTTGCCGCAGGTTTTACCTACGATGGTGCAGTCTATGATACTATGGTCTTTGATTACATATGGGCTAGAGGTGTTAAAGTTCCTCTAAGTCTTGACGAGTGTTGTCGTAGACACCAGACCAGTACCAAGAAGAAGAAAGAAATTTTAGAAAACTACTTGAAAGAAGGTATAGGATTTGATATAATCCCACCTGAGATAGTAGAGGAATATGGAATTGCTGATGTGCAATCTACTTATGAAGTAGCTGTTAGTCAGTCTAAACAAGAAGGAAAAAGCATTGAGCAAATTGCAGCCCACATTGTACCTGTCTTTTGAGGTAACAAAAGTTTTAGCAGGTATGGAAAGAGATGGCATCAAGATTGATCGTCAAGCCCTTAACCTTGTTAAAGATGAATACACAAAAGAACTAGAAGAACTAGATTTATTTTTAAACAAAGAAGTAACTAGAGTTATGGGAGATATGCCTATTAACTTATCTAGTCCTGATGATAGGTCTAAGCTTTTATTTTCTAGGTCATAAACAATAAGAAGAATTGGATAAAAACATTTAACTTAGGTTACGAAGTCAGAGGCAACACTAAGAAACCTAAACGTAGAGCCTACATGACTGAGGCACAGTTTAAGAGAGCAGTCGTAAACAACACTACTGTACAACAAAAGTCTGAAGCACAGAAATGTACTCCTTGTAATGGTTATGGAAAAGTAGCTAAGAAAAGAAAAGACGGCACATGGGGTAATGCTAGGTTTATATGTAAGTCCTGCTCAGGTGTAGGAATACAGTACATGCCTACAGGTAGAGTTGCAGGATTTAAGTTAACACCATTAGACCCTAAAGGATGTAGCACTGCAGGATTTAAAACAGATGCAGATGCTCTTTCTCTATACAAGGAAAGAGGTACACCAGAAGCTGTCTTGTTTATAAAAAATTATCTTAGGTATAATGCTATCAAGACTTACCTAAAAACTTTTATTGAAGGTATAGAAAAAAATTTAGATTACTCAGATAGAATACATCCACAGTTTATGCAATGTGTTACAAGCACTGGCAGANTATCTTCTAGGAATCCTAACTTCCAAAACATGCCTAGAGGTAAGACNTTTCCTGTNCGTAGGGCAGTGGTGTCTAGGTTTGAAGGTGGTAAGATTCTTGAGGGTGACTACGCACAGTTAGAATACAGAGTAGCAGGTTTCCTAAGTAAAGATAAACATGTGTATGATAATGTAGAAGGTGGTGTAGATGTGCACAACCTAACTGCTACTATTATAACAGGTAAAGATAAAGAAGAGATTACGTCTGAAGAAAGACAAAATGCAAAGGCACATACTTTTGCACCGTTGTATGGTGCTACAGGTATGGGATTGCCTGAACACATACATAGATATTACTACCAGTTTACAGATGTGTATCCTGGAATTGGTGAATGGCATATAAGGTTAGCTAACGAAGCTTTAAAATATAAAGTTGTGAGCTTACCTTCAGGTAGGGAATACAGATTTCCCTATGTAAAGAGAACAGCTAGAGGCATAACACATGGCACTAGCGTAAAGAATTATCCTGTACAAGGGTTTGCGACAGCAGATTTACTTCCGTCTGCTCTAGTGCTTACCTTCGAAGAATTTAAGAAAAGAAAACTTAAATCTTTGCTTTGTAATACAGTACATGATAGTATAGTAGTGGATGTACATCCTGATGAAGAGGATCAAGTAATTGAGACTGTCAAAGAATGTATGCTCTCTATCCCTCAGCAAGCTAAAAGAAGATGGGGCATTGATTATGATATGCCTGTTGGCATTGAGATAAAAATCGGAAGCAACTGGCTAGATACTAAAGAAATTTTTTCAAATTAATGCTTGCAATTAATTTATATTTGGCTATAATAATAAGATTGTGCAACTCATAAGGAGTATTATATGACACAACTAGCGACAACCGAGGCAACAGACCTTGTAATTCCAGACAATCTGGATAAATTATCTGTAGAAGAACTAGCAATTATGCTTGGTCAGAAGGATGGCATGGAGAGCCAGTCTTCAGGCGATTCCTTTGCTAGACTATCCATCAATCATTCACCTGAAGACGATGCAGGCAACACTCTGCCTAGAGGTCACTTCGCATTATACAACCCAGATACTAAGCAAAAAATATTTGGTAAAGATGTGACTATGAGAGTTTTCGTAAGAAGGTTTATGTATAGCTTATGGGATAATGAGCAGGGTGCATACTCAGTTCGTAGTACTCAACAAGCTAAACTAAATGATTTATTTCCAGACAATGAGGGTGGCTTTAAATGTGGTAAGCTAACTCGTAAGGAAATAGAAGACTTAGGAACTGAGTCTCCAGAAGCTGCGGCATCTGCTATGGTCAAGTGTAACCAAGTGTTATACGGTCTAGTGACTATTGCTGATGGTAAAACAGCAACAGGTGAAGAAGCTCCTGTAGAGAATATACCAGTAGTATTTTATGGTAAGGGTGCAAGTTTTGTTCCTATCTCTCAGTACTTCAAAGATTTAGATTCTAAGAACCTACTAACATGGAATGTTAATTCTAAGTTACATTCTGTGCGTCATAAGAATGGTGCTACTATTTACTATTCAACAAACATGACTGTTTCTGACACAGTGGATTTTTCTAAGGAAGACAAGGTGCTGTTACAAGCCATTGCTGACTCGATTAATTCATACAATCTCCGAGTGTCAGGAGAACACACTGAGGCGAATAATGGTCTTGGTGCTGATGCTATCGACCTTGCTGCTGTCGAGGCATAAATGAACTCTATTCAAATTCTTATACAAGATTATTTGAGTAGAGGGATTAAGGGGGAGGCAGAAATGCCTTCCTCTCTAATCTCTGAATTTAAAGAAGCTTGCGGTCAAGCTTTAGAGAAACAATTTTCTAGAGAGCCCAGAGAGCATAAGCTACGTTTGTCAGCTTTAGGCAAACCCTTATGTCAACAGCAATCAGAAAAATTAGGAATAGAACAAGAATTTAGTTACAATGCAATCATGCGTTTCTTGCTAGGAGATTTAGTAGAAGCTTCTCTTATCGCAGTTATGAAAGCAGCAGGCATTGAAGTACAAGAAGAACAACAAAAAACAAAAATTAATCTAGACGATACAGATATCAACGGAACTTTAGACGTAGTAATAGATGATAAAGTTTACGATATTAAATCTGCTAGTCCATATGCGTTCCAAAATAAATTTGGAAAATTCGGTGGCTACGCTAAGGTGAAAGAAGACGATCCTTTTGGGTATGTAGTCCAAGGTTATGCCTACGCTCAAGGTGTAGACAAACCATTTGGAGGGTGGATCGTTGTAGACAAATCGTCAGGTGAGGTCACGGTTTGCGAAGCTCCAGATATTCAAGAGCAAGATAAGCAAGATGCTTTAGACGCAGCCACCGTTAATGTACGCAAGTTAAAGAAAACAAAACGTATTGAGAAACAATTTAAACCTACAGATGAAATAGATAAAGGAGAACCTACAGGTAATAAACTGTTACCTAGAGAATGTGGGTTCTGTGGATTTAGGCATAACTGTTGGTCTAAAGCACAGTTCTTACCTAAGCATACATCAAGAGCTAAAAACCCTCCGTATGTTTGGTATACTAAGGTAGCTAAAAATGCCCATACTTAAAACACACAATCTTTCTGTAGCAGACTTTACAGAAAACGAAAACATATACTATCTGTTTCCTGATAACTGGAGCCACCAGAAAGGCTCTAACATAGTTAAGATACTTAGAGACAGTGACCATGGTATCCCTTTGTATACAGGTCTATCGCCTATTAAACCTTTTGATGAAGAAAGAGGCATGAGACAATTAGATGAAAGTCTAGAAGTAGTAAAAAATATACTTATGCAAAAAGGTTTAGTAGTAGTTTTAATAAATGAATTTTACCAAGACATAGACTACGATCACGGTGAGCTTTATGAAAAAGAAATACTAGATAGTATACATGAAATATTAAATATAGGATGCCCTAAAGATGTTAAAGTTACCATATAGATCAAAGTTTGAAATAAGTATTGCTGCAGACTTAGGTAAGAAAAACATAGGTTTTGAGTATGAGCCTGAGACATTTAGTTATGTACCAAAGATAAGATCATATACTCCTGACTTTTATATAAAAGAAAAAGACTTTTACATTGAAGCTAAAGGTAGGCTTACAACTAATGATAGAGTTAAGCACCTTATGATTAAAGAACAATGGGAAGACTTAGACATACGATTTATATTTGTACAGGCAGACAACAAAATATTAAAAGGTTCAAAAACTACATATGCAGATTGGTGTAATAGGCATGGTTTTCTTTGGGCACAAGGAACTATACCTATGGAGTGGATTAATGAGTGATGATGAAATGACTATAACTTTTGAGAAAGATGAAAACATAGAAGGTTTTGTCAAGGCTCTTGACTTAAAGGATGGTAATCTCTATCTTGTAATTAAACCAGAAGAAGATGGGTTTCAGATTATAGGTGCAGATAAATTACCTTTAGGTACAGGTAACGAAATATCAACTAAGATGTATATATTGTTTGCAGGTCTTATGCACATGGCTACAGAACAACAAGACTTAGTTATGGAAGCAGGTAACTATGCTATTGGTGAAGAGATAGATAGGAAAGAAAGAGAGAAGCTTAGAGAGAAAGGAGATAACATTGTCCAGTTCCCTAAAAAATAAAACACAAATGCAGACATTAAAAGCGTTTGCTGCAACTATAGATTTTAAATATAATGAAGGTAAGTTACTTGATGAAGTTCTTGCTTACATAATAAAAACCTACACNCAACACTACTCAAAAGATAAATACCAAGCNACAGAGTTTATTATAGANGCAGGGCATGGTAAAGGTTTTTGTATCGGCAATGTGCTTAAGTATGCACAACGNTANGGAAAGAAAGGAAGTCACGAAGACCATAAGAAAGACTTGCTTAAGATAATACACTATGCTATCATAGCGTTGTTTATTCACAATAAAGAAGGAAACGAAGATGACTGAAGACATAAAGAAAGAACGAGCCCATAAAGAAGATGGCACGTTTCAGGCAGACAATCCTGATACGCCAGATCAGAATGAGGCTTTTAAACCTGTAAGGTTTTACCTTATGCAGGACACCCTTGCTAATACTATCTTGCAAAAACTAGCAACCTTACCTTACGGTGAAGTTAGTGAAATGCTTAACAGTGTTAGAGCTATGCAACATGTGTTAGTAGACCCAACTACTAAAAAAGTAGTGGATCAAGCTGTTGCAAAACCCACCAAAAAATAGAGCAGTCCTTGCTCAACTGACTGTAGAATTAAGTCAAGATGGTAAAGTGTATCTAGAGAATCAAACTCTTGATCCTAAGCTTTTTAGACAGGCAATGGATGATTGGAATGATACTTATGAAGGTACACTTACCCTAACTAACCTACTACATGAACTAAAACGTGAAATGGAGCTTTTACAGGATAAAATACCTAGTTTTCTTAGGTAATGCTCTGTAACGCCCACACAAGCTCATACAACAAAATGTGTTGTTTTGGTATGTCTACTATTAGGTGTGTACTAAAAGGGGCTTAGAAACGATTCTGAGGAACTTTTTTTTACAGAACCTGTGTTAAACAAATAATTATTACTGCATATGATGCTAAGTGCAAAATATCTTCCATCTTATCTCCTGCGTATGGAAAGGGTTACTATAATTATAGTATACACCTAAGATGCACATTTGTCCAATCAATAGTTGTGATAAGAAGTATTTATATTGTAAATATTAGTTAGCTAACGGATTGTCGTTGTTGCCTACTTTGTCTACCCTACTCTCAGTTCTATCCATTCTGTTCTCAAGATTGTCTACTCTTGTAGTTAAAGTTGCTACAGATTCTTTTACTGGATTAAGATTAACACTTTTTTTAGTTTTAGCTTCTATTTGATCTAAGCGTAGGTTAAACTGCCCCCACGTGTAGAAACCTCCTCCGATTGCAGTGATGACCCCCACAATGGTGATGTACTGCTGAAGCTTTGGTAATATGTTTTTCATATCATTCTCCTTAAGTTACCAGTGTCTAAGGACACCTGCTATTATAAAAAAACAAGTAAGCCATCCTAAGACTCTATCTGTTTTTAATATAAATCTTTTTATTAAATACATTATTTTTTTCCTACATAAAGACCAAACCAAGCTGCACCTGCACCTACAATAACAGATACAAAAGCTGATTGTGAATTGGTGGGGTCTGGTAAAGTCATAAACCACATAGACGTTTTATAAAACATCAACCCATAAAGGCTTATCAGAAGTCTAGGAAAGACCCTCCACTTATCAAAACCTTCAGCATTATTGTACCATGACTTCTTAGGTACCTCTACTATCTTTATCTCTGGTTCACTCATATTATCTCCTATCTATAAAAATGCCTACAGGCTGTTGACCCATAATGCTATACAAAGTATCCATACTGTCAGATACCATATTACCATACCCTGCGTTATCTCCTAGAGTTGCACTTGCATATATAGCAGTAGGTGCGTACCAGTTTGTTTGGTCTGTTATGTTAGCAGTGGTATAATCAGAGAAGTTGGGTACGTAGTTCATGTAGGCAATTAAATTAGATTGTCCTTGCGAATCATATTGTCCAGACTCCTCTTGTTGTGTTTGTGATGACTCTTGCTGTGCCCTTATGTTGTTGGCTACAATTTCTTCTGCTATCTGTTCTGCTTCAGATGATGTAACCATAGTGCTTGTAACACTTTCTATTTGGTTTTCCATAGACGTAACTTGTACCTCAGCCATCACTACAGATGGTGTATTATCCATAGAAGGCATGGGTAATATTTCTATAGATTGTAAAACGTTGTTTGTTTGTACTTGTGCAGATGCTATCTGATCTGAAATACTAGGAGAGCTAGATACAGATGATGCACCTGAACCTCCTGATACTGCAGAAGCTGTAGTGCTAGATGTGCTAGAAGAGTTGCTACCTGCATAACTATTAGCTATAGAATTACTAACTACAGAGTTTACATTTGTAGTAGATACTACGTTCCTACGTCTAGTTCTTCGTTCAGGTCTATCTCCTGGCTCCTCAACAAGTTCTTCACTAATCTCCTCTTCTTCAAATTCTTCTTCATATTCTTCTTCAAACTCTTCTTCCGTTTCTCCAAGTTCTTCTCTCTCCTCAGTTTCTTCTACTATCTCTTCTTCAAAGTCTTCAAATTGTTCTTCAAAAAGTTCCCTGTCCATCTCATCTTCAAAGTCAAAGTGTTCATCCATATGTTGAGCAAACTCTACAAACTCTTCTTCTGTTAATCTTATCTCAGGTAAAGTATCTAAAGGTATTACATCTATCTCTATAATATTTAGTGGTCCTTCTTCGTAATCACCCAGAGTAACATCCCCACTAAAAGGTATATCATCAATACTGAAATTGTCTTCATGTTCTATTACATCCCTGCTATCATATTCAATATAACTAACCCCACTAAAATCATCGTGGA